CAGTTGGGTCAACTTTAGCTCCATTTGTGAAGTTGTACACGGTCTTCATACGGTCGGATGGAATAGATGGCTCAATCGTCACATCGTCCAAACGACCAATAGAACGGTCAATAACTGTACCTTGACCGTGGATATTGACTGTACGGCCAAATTGCTTGATGTTCTTGATCATGCGTTTTACTGCTGGTGTACAGAAAATAACACGACCTTCTGCTGGTACTCCAGCTTCGTCCATTTGTTCCATCAACTCATCGAATGTTGCGAGGAAGTTCTCCTCAGTCAAATTCAATGACTTAATTTGTTTACTTTCTGTATCAAGTTCTTTCTTACGAGAGAACAATTTAGATACCATAAATTTATCCATTTCTGGAACTTTTTCAGTATCATTGAATGTTTTAGTGATGTTAGCAATGGAAGTAACATAGTTAGTTTCATCAACATCTGATGGGTCTACTAGTGTTGACCAATAACGCTCATTAGTCAATGTGTATGTTTCCCATTGGTTTTCATAGTTAGCGTCAATATTCGTAATCGTGCGACGTGTACGGTCTTTACGTCCTTCTTTAATCAAAAGACGTGGTACTTTCACTTCTTTAGCGCCTGTGAACTTCAAAAGTGTGTTGGATGGAGAATTCCAAAGTTTTTGAGTGAATAACAATCCGTTTTCACTGTAACGTTTTTGCAAACCTTGTTGGTAAGCCTGTGCATAGTTTAATGTTGCTGGCATATCTGTTCCTCTTTTCTATTTTTGATTATAGATCTGACGTAAACGCATTAATCATCTGCGTTGTCAGGTCGTTAGCAACTGTTTCTTCTTGTGTTGTTCCTTGTGGCTTAGCACCAGCGATGTGTGGTTCTACAGCCTTTTCTGGAGCAAATAAAAAGCCTTTAGATTCCTTCAAAG